TGCTTATAGAAAAATATAAGTATGATAAGATAATGGATCAAGCCAATGTAACTGGCAGGATACCAGTCTATATCTGCTCAACACCTGAGGGTGTATGGGAGTTTAATCTCGATACCTTTAGTATAAAGTGGGAAGATAAAGACAACTTACCCAAGACTACCGAGTTCGAGGACATCGAAAAAGTAGTTAAAACCGTAGGTTTTTTGCCTATTTCCAAGGGTAAGAAACTGTTTGCTGATTTATATGATGATGAATATATGGAAGAATTTGCTATGAACGATAGTGATCTATGGTCTGATGGGGAGATTGAGTTCGACCCTGATGATGGATATTATTCTTCAACTTCTTGATCTTCCGAACCAGTAGTATCAATATCATTGTAAGGTTTATATCCACCTATCTTATTGATAAGCCTACGTATGGCACGCTTAAGTCTCATTCGTGCCGCACTATCAGTACCAAGTTCCAAATAGTTTGCTATCTCGCCGAAGTCTAGATGTTCAGCAAAGCGTAAGAAGATAATTCTTCTATCATCTTTGTTTAACTTCCAATAACCTGAGTCAACTTCTAACATCATTATAGTTAGATTGCCACCTTCGGCGGGGGCAGACGGCCTTCCTGGTCTACCAAGATTTAGTTTATGCGTAACACCATACTCACCACGCAATACTGGTGGTAGTAATGCTTCAACTATTTCAGATTCATAGTAATGTACATCAGTAATATCATAGCCAACAGATTTTGCTTTCCATCGTTGACAATAATCTAATGCATCATTTCGAAGTGAACGATAGATAAGATTCTTTGCGTCTTTCTCACCTATTGCTTCCCAGTCCTTAAGTTTATTTGGATGTTCGGCAAACCATTGATACAGTGATTGTCTTATGTCCTCTAACTCTACCATAGGAAACTTCCTATGATACTCTGAGGCAACCGCTGTTACAATGTAGTCCCACTTCTCAATGTTGTCCCAATCCAATTACTTCCACACTTTCCCATCAAATACAAATGAACCATCCATATTGACTGGAACAAGATGTGGTATAACTTTATTTCCTTCTACGTATAAGACACCGAAACCTTTGTGCCACGTAAACAATCCACCCTTAACATACTTTGCAAACTTAAAGTCCATTAAACAACCAACTTCTAATCCCCAAATAGTTTTAGGGTGACCACCAAAGTATGACTGAGTGTAATGTGTCAAGCCCATACGATGCGTATGACCACAGACTACAGACATACCAGCACGTTTGGCTAGTCCAAGTGCGGTAGCACCAGCAGTAGGTTGCACATTACCCTCGTCACCGTGCAATAGCAACCAGTTAGGTGCTAGTTCATATGGTTTTTCGTGGTAAGTAATGCCTAAGTTATCAAGTCTTAAGAAGTTCTTTAGTTCTAATTCAGGCAGACCAGCAAGTCCTGGCGCCCTCATCTTAATAGTATTAAATAATCTATCAGTATGGTTAGATCGAATCATATGTTTAATCTTTAATGATTCAAGTACACGATATGTTTCATCTCTATCTCTAGCAATAGACTTCTCGTGTTCAAGATCTGTACCCTTACTCCATTTGGATATAGTCTGCATATCCATTTCGTCCCCAACAGATACTACCTCGTCAGGTTTATATTGTTTTATAAACTTAGACAGTACGGATACTGCCTTTCTATCGTGGTACGGTACCTGCAAATCAGATACACAGACTATAATTTTCATTTGTTCCACTTTCCTCTAAGAACTAACAACCCTATGATTGCATAGTTCGCCATATCCTTGAAGGAATCTTCAATGGATTCGTGCTCTGGGTTCTTACCGCTATCCACTAAGTTATTTATACGTGCTAACTTGTCGTGCATACGAACACGTAACCCATTGACGGCACCACCAGGTGCATCAGCAATGTTCTTTGGTCCGTAATCTTTATGTTTAGATAGTAATAGATCTAATAGTTCTTGGAATGTTTGTGCTACTGCTGACTCAAAAGAGGTACTGTCAGGGTAACTACGAGTTGGCCATCCCTCTTCTGTATCTGACTTATATGGAAACCTTGTTCCTCCAAGTGGATTATAATCTGCCATTCTTCACTTCCCCTCTTCAAGTAATTGCTTGAGTTCATTATCTATTTCCATCATCTGCGATTCAATTATCATCTCTTCTACTATATCTTTGATTGCTTCAGGCTGTGTCTCTGCCGTAAACAATGTCATATATGTAGACTGGGTTATAGTCTTTATCTGGTCTGGTTTGTTTGCATATTTATACAGGCACCTAAGTAAAGAACCTATCATTAACCTAGCCCCATTGGGTAAGACTAATGCTGGATCAAACTCATCATCATCTTCTAGCAAGTGATCTGTTGCCTGAAATACATTCTCAAAATGTTCACCACATTCAGGGCAAGGTGGTATACCTCTATCCATCTAGTCCCGCCTTCTCCCTAATATAATCAGCACCAAACTTTACGTATGAACTATTCACATCTTCTCCATCTGGCATTTGCACGATTGTGACTGGCAGTTCCCTTGCCAAACTTGTTGCAAATTCTTTTCCTGGCTGATCTCCATCTGCAAATACAAATACTCTTTCAAAGTCAGCGAGCAATCTCGTGTAGTGCTTCTTCCAACTATTAGCCCCAGGTACACCGATACAAGGGATGCCAACACAACTAGATAAAGTAACTGTGTCCAATTCACCTTCACACACTCCTATAAAATCGCCCGCTTTTTCTATGTCTAATACATTATACATTTTAGTTTCAGCCCCAGTTAAACCCATATACTTAGGTTCAACAGCAGGATGAAGGCTGCGAAAACGAAGATCGACAACACCACTCTTGGTAATATACGGTATGGATAATCTTCCTTTGTATTGTTCGTGTCCAATTTCAGGCTCCCCTACTACGCCGAATCGAGCCAGACGTGCTGCTTCCATTGTTATACCCCTGCTTCTGAGGTAGTCTTCTGCCTGATAAATGTTTGCCGCGTACTTCTGAGTTGCTTGACCCAGTAATTCTTTCTGCGATATGCTTTGCCTCACGTATGTCTACCCTTTCTTGTTGTGCGATAATTTGTAGACTGTTACCTTGGACTCCGCAGGCGAAACAGATGAATAAGTTATCGTCGAGATCAGCGCTTCCTGATTGGTGAGTGTCCGAGTGGAAAGGGCATTTGATATTAGCCTGCCCGTGTCCTTGTCGTACACTCGCTCCATAATGGATGAGTATTTCTCGTATACTTGGTAAGTCATTTTCCCGCCCTCTTAGTCCATTGTTCAAAGTCTTCCACCACCCAAGCCTTGTCTATGCCCTCCTGCCTACGTTTAACTATTACAAACTTTTATGGTACTTCATTTAATCCTCTAGCCTTAGCATAATTCTCAGCCTCTACCTCAGCCTCACGCCAGAACTGTGGTAAGTCTAACTTCTTTGTTGCCTTTAGTTCTAGTATGTTTGCTGCTCCATCTAAGAAAGCAACTACATCACCCTCATCTTTAGCGCCAGCCTTAGTCAATCGTTCTGCTAATATATCTTTAAGACGTAGCCATTTAACTACACTAGTCTCAAAGGTAGCGCCTTTACGCTTGCCATATGAACTCATTCGCATTCCGTACAGTAATTTGATGTCCGAATATTTGGTATATACATTGCAAAATTTCTACCACAATGAAAACAATTAATAGATGTCCAATCAGTTGTGTTGTCAACAAAATAAAATGGATTCCTAATCCTTAGTTTTTTACTCACGCCAGTCCACCTTTGGAAACTTAGTAAAGTTAATAAAGAAAAATAAGAAATCAAATCTCATAACCCAAGCAGATACTGGAGCGAATGCATCTTCAGTCCACTCTACAATCGGGTACCTTTCAAATCCAATTCCAAAACAATGTATAGTATTGAGTCCAATCGTTATAGATCTTCTGCCTATGTCTTTGGTTGGCATATCAATGGTTCTCTGGGATATCATCAACGAACATATACTCAGGATTAAATGCAATCCAAGTCATCAGTCCACCACCTGCGTCTGCTTTGCCATATCTATTCTTGACTGGCGCCACACCCATTGAACTTCCGACAACACCAAGTGTACATATAAGCGCTGGTAGTTGTGCCACCTTACCTTGGATAGCAGAACGTGGCTGACACGGTGACCCAAGAACAGCCTCGCTAGTATGGTGAAGAACGACAACAGCCGAATTAGTAGCACGAGCAAGATATTTTAACTCCTTCATAATAGCACGCATAGAAGCAAATTCTTCGCCACCATCTGTGGCTACATCCATTAAGTTATCAACTATGATAAGCGTAGGAGAACAACCCCATAATTCTTCAAAGGCTTGAACTTCTTCATCAATATCTTGTAGTGTTGGTGCTGATTCAAATGACCAGACTATATGGCTACTCTTGGATAGAGTAGCCTTAGTCCAACCAACATCAGAATGTAACATCCCCTCTACATCTGTTTGGTTTTTTCCAGAAATCATAGACGCTAATCGCATAGCCATAGTATGAGCATTGGTATCTGCTGAGATATAAAGTGTTGGCACTTTCATCTTCAGCGCTAATGCTAATGCTAGTGTGGACTTTCCCACTCCTGGTGCTGCTGCGAACATAGAAACTTCAGAGCGACGGATGATGATCTTATTTGATTCGAATGCTTTAAAGCAAGATGGTAATGGTTCCCCACCAATACTGGCACGACCAACTGATCTGACAAGTGTACGCATCCTGGTTCCTTTCTAGTTCCGAAAAAAGATTTATACCAGTTTTTTAGTTTACTGGTTTGCATTGGTCAGGTGTTCCTTGTGGTGAAGGACAAGACCAGAATGCATATGGTTTACCGCTTGCTTTACTGATTCCCTCTCGCCATATACGGGCTCCGTGTTTGCATACGGGTGACGCTGTACCTGACGCTGCTGAGACTGGGGTTGGAGCGGAGTAAGTCGAGGGCCTTGTGCTTGTAGTGGAACTCGATG